CCGCGCTGCGGTAGAAGGATAAAGAATCCTGACATTTGTGTGTTGAAGCTGTTAACCATGTTGGTCTGAGAGTCTTGTGGCTTAATCCCACCACATCGACTCAATCGGACCTTCTTAGGCAGTGTTCAACTAGGGAAACCTAGCACATTTGATAAAAATAAAACGGCAGGTTGCCCCCCTGTACGTCTCACCTCTGGTGAGTTAGCTCTTGGTTCCGAAAGTTTAAACTCTCGGGTTGAGCCAACCCGAAGACATGATGTCTTCAAAGGCTTGAGTCAAGAGGCGGCTTTCGAGGATCTGATTCATGAATTGGCTTTGCAACCATTTCTAGATTCAGTTTCTCGAGGCCCCAGGCACAATTCGTTCTTGAGTTCACTTTTTAGTGATCTCGAATCGTCTCTGAGGGTTATTCCCTATGAGGGACGACATTTCGTCGTCAATGCACGCACAATTCGCGGAAAAGCAGAACATTTACCTTGGAAAGGTAATCAGAAGATGAGAAAGAAGTTTCTCGCTGATGCCTCCAGTTTCATGAGCCTTTCTCTCAACAAGATGTGGAAGGTGATTGGTTATCTCCTTTCAGCTTACTCTTATGAGAGTATCTTTGGCTATGAAAAGTATGGTAAGAAGTTCTTCTTTTTCCGGAATTTGGTAAGAACGAAACACATATTTGGTCTCTCTGACGCGGTCGATCAAGCTATGACGAATTTTAACATCACTGTTAACTTTCCCATTGTCAAGACGATACCGTGGAAGAATTGCCAAGGACGTTTCCGTTCTCGCTCCCGAATGTATTGTCGACTCCGGCGTGGGCAAGGAGTTCAAGTCGATTTCCGTTTTCAACGAAAATCCTCTAGTTCCCTCCGACGTCGGTTCGACTTATTTTTGCATTACTTAAAAGTCTTTCCTCTGGATTCTCCTGAGAAAGACTATGTAAAGATGATCAAATTATCTCTGGCGGGTCTATTTTCCTTGAAATTAGACCAAGAGCTTCCGGAAGAATATATCGAGAAATCGATTCCGATTTTTCCCGAATATACTCAGAAGAAGCTCGATAACATTCTTATAGACAAAAAGAAGCGGGTTCAGTTTTATTTTAACCTACTTCAGTCTAAGGGACTCTGTGCCCCAGTTGGAGAAGACATGATTGAAGAAACGTATAAGAAACACGCTAATTCTCTCTGTCGTCCTCCCGAAGAATGTATCCCCAAAGATAATGAACTTTTTCAGAAACTTTTCGACTATGGTGTCAAAGTGGGAAAACAAATCCACTATGACCCATTTACCACCTCTCTCCCTAACGAGATGTCCTCAATTGAGAGGAACCGATCTCAAGGGGGGAATAAGGGTGGTCTCGTCGAAAATGGTACTCTACAAAGGTTCACTGGTCATCCTCTTTTACGCAGTGACAGTCCTCGTTGTGAACCTACCGTTATTGGTCTTTTTGGACCTCCCGGATCTGGAAAAACAACGATGGTCAACCATCTTATTAACCAACTCCGAAGACGCTTATGTCCTCGGTGGAAAAGGGAAGATTTCGTGTATTCTCGTTCTTGTGCTACCAAGCACTGGGACGGATATACTAATCAACCCGTGGTTGTATTAGATGATTTTGGCCAAGATTTACAGGACAGAACCGACTTATCTGAGTTCATGATGTTAATATCGTTGAACGATTATGTTCTTCCGATGGCCGACTTGCCATCAAAAGGAAGAAAGTTTGATAGTCGGATCGTGATTGTTACTTCAAATATGGCATTTGGGTCCTCGTTTATTGTTGACAGTACATTTAAGTCAACTATCGAAGATCCCATGGCCCTATGGCGTCGATTCGATCTCCCCCTATTATTGGGGCATGATCCGGATCGGTGTCAGAAGTATCAATTCGTCCCTAGTGAACTGCGCGAAAGAGCAATCATTAGGAAACACTACATGTTACGAGACCATTGGAATAGTTCCATAACTTTCCCTGGTCACGGAGAACTTGCTGGTTTTAGTCAAACCAGTAAGGATCATTTGGTCCTTGAAGATAGTTTTCCCCGACACAGGATTGTTGTGGACTTACTCGAAATGGCCGAGAAGAAATTAGATTACCATTCTCAGAATTTTCAAGAGAATTGGGTTCAAAATATCTGCTCGGTTGACGTGGTCCATAGTAAGTTTGAGGAGGGATTCCTCTGGAATTCATCATTCCGGGAATATCCCTCTCCGAACTTTTCTGGGTCCAATACTCGTAACCTTGTGATGAGTTTTCCGTCTTGTCCTCCCAGTCATCAACCTCTGGTTAAAGCTCATGCGATCCCCGAACCTCTAAAGGTTCGTATGATTACATTAGGAGAGTGCGACACGAAAGTGTTGCAACCTTTCCAGAAAGCTTTGTGGTCCTATCTAGGGACACAACAGCAATTTTGCTTAACCAACGGAGTAAAGACTTTGGAAGACTTTGCCGATGAGACTCTACCCTGGATTTACCGAATTGAAAAGGTAATCCAAAGGATTCGAGATCTCAATTGGGATGGTAATTGGTTGAGTGGTGATTATACCGCTGCGACCGATAACTTCCCAATGTGGGTGACGGAGGCTCTAATAGAAGGGATATTGTCACAGATTTCTCATCAACCTACCCGTGATTGGGTACGGTGGGAGATTTCTGCTCATAGGATCTCTTATCCTCATGGTCAGTTTGAACAAACTTCTGGCCAGTTGATGGGATCCTTACTCTCTTTCCCTCTATTGTGTTTCTTAAACGATTTTGTAATGCAAGAATCAGGTTTTCATCCATCCTCTTACCTAGTAAACGGAGATGATGTGGTTGCGAAAGGTCCAGACGAAAATATTTCTCGATGGAGAAGTTTGGCCCCTAGGGTGGGGCTTTCCTTATCTATCGGAAAGAATTTTGTTGATCCGGACTTTTGCACCGTCAATTCTCAGTTGTTTTATCAGGGAGATGTACTGCACACTGGAAAGGTATCTCTGCAGACCCGAGAAGGGACTACAGTCGGATACTGTTTCCAAGAGGCCCAGTTTTATTGGGGCGCAACTGATGCAGTAAAACAAAATTTCCTCCGTCGGAATTGGCGAGTTTTGAAAAAGACTCCCCGGTCACTTCACTTATCTACCGAACATGGTGGATTAGGTTTAGTGGATTCCGTGGATGGGATTTCGTTTGATCAAGGACTAGCGAAGCGAGTTTACTTCCTAGATGCCTTGTCTCCCTTTGCAAAGGTAACAAAGGTAGAGAATGCTCCATGGTCTTTTGTCTGTTTCCCTCTCCTCCGAGGAGAAGGAAGTAAGAAAGATATGGAGGTCCATCCATCAGTAGAGTTGTATAACTCTGCCAAGAAGATGGATACCTCCTCTCCCCCTACAGAGGAATTTCCCTCTGATCTCAGTCACCGTGAACTCAATGAGTTTTCGGGTACACCGAGATTAGATCAAGGAAAACTTCCTCGTATTTTAGGACAAAAGTACCGAGATGTAATCCACTCCGGAAATTTTAAGCTCACGGATGCCCCAGGAAGGCGTTTTCTCGAGAGAGAATACCTCCAGGTGGACAACCGGATGGCCAAGAGACTGTCAGAAATTGCAGTTACTCGGGCCTTTCAGCTTATCCGTGAGGCTTGGATCGATAACTCTCAAGTTCACCCATTTGAATATTTGGGTTTCGAAGAGAGTCCTCTTCCTTATGACTGGTTAGAGACAGAAGTCGCTGTCAGTCAAATTTGGGAAGATCATATCGATCAAGCTTTTCCAGATGGTGGATATTCATCCTTGGAGTTGGATGAAAATGAAAACCGTTATCGGGAGCTCGCACAATATTGGGGTCCAGTCCAAAGGATTCTAGAGAATCCAAAAGACTCCCAATATATGCCTCGCTTACGTGGTTGGGAGAAAATCGATCAGTTCCTTAGTCATCTCGATGAAGTTGGGGTTCCTTCTTTTGGGGATTCTGATTCAGAACAGTACTATACTGATTCTGATTCCGGATCCTCTTTAGAAGACCTCGATCAATTCGACTAAGATGATGTAGCTGATTTATTCCTCCCTCACCATGAGGCGTTGGTGCCGTGCGTGCAAGAGATGAAAGATTCAAGAATGAACAATTGCCGCGAATCAGACTCAGGTTTGACAGAGCCTGAAGGGGATGGACGAGATGTCCAAGTCCATTCTCAAGATTCGTATATCAACTTCGATGTGATTATCCACATCGGAGACCTATGGTATCATTAGCGATACTAAGGGTCTACTTCGCCTCTCTTTGCGGGAACCGCAAAAAGAAGTCGCAGTCGAGCTTGCTCCTCCTTCTTTGATGGGACACCGGGATCGAATCCTGGGGGTACCAAAAGATGTGAAGAAGATATGCCTGACTACTAATAATCCATTTGAATCAATCGGAATAGGATCCCTCTCTTTCGAGTGAGATCTTGATTCTTTTCCTTTTGACTCCGGTGTTCTGGTTTCTTTGACAAGAACCAGTTTAGGATAGAAGTTGATATTTTTCAAGGGTGCAGTCATCACGCTGCCTGTCTACTTCGGTAGACTCTGTC